ATTGCGCCCGTTGTGGCGCGCACCAATGGCGGCAATGTTGATCCCACGGTTTCGGTCAATGACCCCGTGCCTTGGAACGTATACGCCAACGCCTGTTTTTCGGGTTTGCGGATCGGGTTTGAAATTTGCGTGACAAACGCGGATCCGCTAAACGCCGGATCACTCGCGCCATCTTCCGTGATTTTGAATGTTGCGGTTGCCGCGGTTGCGTGCAATGCCGACGGGACGCGATATGCCACGGTTGTATTGTCATTCACCGCATGCGCGGTGTACGAACCCGACCATTGGTAGATTCCGTTCGGCATATATCGTTTGGCCGTCGGCGCGGTGGCGTTGAATGCGGTGATTTCGATTTCGCCGAAATCAACATCCAATTTCCAATCCTGCACATATTGAGCGTACCCGTTTGATGAACCCCATGTCACCAATCCGCTGTTGCCCGTGCGCGGCGCGGTCTTTGGGAAATGCCCGGTGAATGACATCGTGCCGGATTGCAAACCCATCATGCGTTCAACACCCGCGCCCGATCCGCTCAATTCGGTTATGTCGAATGATTCGTTTTCGATTTGGAATGTGACCTCTTGAATTTTCAGCGCGGTTACCAACAACCGATTCAAATCGGTTGCGGATGTCACACTCGCCAAGGTTGCTGTTGATCCGGTGATGATGTATGGCATTTCGATTCCCTCAAACGTTCACGGCCTGATTTCCAACCCGGCCCGCGAACGTCACGGTTGCCGTGTTTACCTGCAACGATTCACCGGGCGCAATGTCCGAACCTACCAACGTCCACCGTTCCGACGTTGCGCCCTGCACGTTTGTTGTTCCCAAACTTGGCAACGCCAACAAATGGTTGTGAAACCCATACGTTGGCGTTGATCGGTTGCCGGATGCAATCATGGCATCACCAATCAACCGATCAATCAAAACCTCAATGCGATCCAACCCGCGTGCGTCTTCATCATAAACGGTGAACGTCAAATTGCACACGCCCTCAATGCCCGTGAAATTGTTGTCCGCCGTCCATGTGATTCCGTAGACAATGAAAGGGAACACCAATGCCGACGGGTTGCCGCGGTTGAACGCAACACCGCCCGCACACGCGGCCGTCCACGCACCACCGGAATACAACGTTGAATCCGCCTGAATGCGGGTGAGTACCGCCCGCGCAACAACCGCGCCGTTCATTCAACCCCCCGAATCTTTACAACGTATCCGGCCTGTTTGAATCCGAAATTGATACCGCGAATGAACGCGGCGCGCATGTCCGCGTTGTTGCGTGACCATTCCAACGCGGGCCGCATGAACGGGCGTTTGGGCATTTGCACCAATGGTTTCAGCACAAAAATCGGAACATTGGTTTTTTGCCGTTCAACGCGTTTGCCTTTCGCGTTTGTGGCATACCAACGGGCGGTCACCTTATCTTCACCAATGGCCATCAAATTCCCGCGTTTGGATTTGAAGATGCGGAACGGCCCAACATCACGAATCGATTTCGTACCAATTCGCAGGTTCAATTCTTTGGCCTGATCGTTGACGGCAACGCGCAAATACTTTTTATTCACGGGCCGGATCGGCCCTCCGAATTCGTGCAATGCACCGTATTTGATCGATGAACCAACACGCGCCACAATCGGGTTGCGCATTTGGTATGTGATCGAATCGCGCAACCCGCCAAGTTTTTTCGCGGGCGGTGAACCTATGGGCGACGGTTTGAATTTTCCCATTGCCGGGAATGATTCCTGCACATGCCGCACGACGCGTTCCGCCATCCGTTGCACGCCAAAGCCCGCGGCAATTTTGGTAGCCTGAATGAACGGTTGCCATTGTGCGAAATCAAACCGCGGCATTCATGTTTCCCGGAATACGTTCAATTGATATACCCGCCCTGCTGAACACAAATTCAATGGTTCGCCGGTCACCTGATACATCACACCATCAACCGTGATGGTGGCAATGTGGTTGATGATTGAACCCGTGTTGGTTCCCGTTGATGTTGTCGGCGCAAGAAAGATCGTGATTTGTGTTGTTCCCGTTTCGCGTTTGTAAATCGCTGAATCTGATGTGCTACTCGGTTGCACGAAACAACGAACGGTGTACGTTGTCGATGCCGTCAATTCAAACGCGCCGGATGTTTCTTGCCCCGCCGTGCGCGTGGTCACCGTTGCGGATTGTTGCAACAACCCCAACGGAATCGGCATTGATGAACCGGCAATCGGCATTTCAAATCACCCCCGCGCCGCGGAACGTGCTGAACAAATGCAATTGCGCGCGCGCCGCCTCATCCGGTGTGGCGTATGTGACGGAATACGCGCCCAACGATTGCGAACGCAACGCGGTATCACGCCCGATGGAAGAATACAAACCGTCAACCATTCGGCAAATTGCGCCCTTCACATCCGCCGCGGGCGCGGCCGTGACGTACACCACTCGCACCCTTCCCCACCGCGGCATCCATTGCCACGTTGAAATCACTTCACGATCCGAATCGGCATCACGAACAACGCGCCCGTTTTGCGTGCCGTTGTATGTGACGATTCCGAAACGCGCATCAACACGGTATTTGGTTGAATCAATCGCATCGCCCAACGTGTTGTCATCGTTGATCGGTGTTATCGATGTGACCGATGACACCGGGAATTCCCGCAATGACAATTCACCGGAATCGGTTTGATAATCTTCCGTCCGCGTTGCCGCCTCAAACCCGTTGGACAAATCACGATCACACATGCGACGTAATGCCGCGTGTGCCTCATCAAGTATGTTTTGCAGGCGGGTATCGTCCGCGGTTCCGGTGATCCCTGCATGCGTTTTGTATTCGGCCAACGTGACAATTGCCACGGTTCACCCCACGTTCATACCGCAAGGACGGATGTCATCGGAACATAATTGATGAACGCAATTTCCAATTGAACGGTTGTTCCCGTTCCCGTGATTGATGCCGCGGCGGTTGTGGTCAATGGCAACACCCATGAACACCCGCGCAAATCGAAACCGCAACCAATCGCCAAATTGGTTCCGCTGATTTCGCCGTTGACGTCGGTGTATTTGTACACCGAATCCCTGATGTTATTTGTTCCGTCGATACCGTAACTTGTGCCAACGGTACTCATGATCACCGAATCCAACCGCATGAATCGCATCGTACCATCGTTGGCAAATGCGCCCGTTGATTCCGTGTATCCGGCCTCCGGCCCATATACACCATATAAAGACACCGCCGCGGGTGTTGCAATCGCGGTGATTCCAACCGAATACCGCGCACGCGCCAACACGCGGTTTGCCCACGGTGGCACGCGGCACGGTTTCACGTTGCTGTTGGAATACGTCGCGGGTGTGCGCAACACGGTTGATGTTTCCGCGGTTGCGGTCAAATCGGAATGAACAACAACCCAATCCGTTTGAGCGTATCCCGCATAGCACACCGGGCCGCCCGTAATGTTTCCACCAATTCGCACGCCCGCGCCCATGTGATTCCCCTTTTTGCAATGTCAAACGTTCAACGAAACCCGTGCCGCGATTTTCACCGCGGCAACGGGCGAAAGAAAGGGAAGAGTTTACGGAATCAATTGTTGCGCCAAACCGCGTTCGGATGCGGTGGTTGGCGTGACTTCCGCGCGGTGCAACAGACACACCGATGACACCAACGATGCCGCCGCGCCCGGATCCGCAACCAATTTCAAATATCGCTTGGTTTTGCGCAAATCGATAAACGCAACAAACACCTTGTTGTCATCGGTTGACGTGACCGGATCAACGAACGTGCCGCCCGTGATGGCCGCGAAACCTGAACCCGATGTATCGGAATGGCCCACGGACAATTCATCCATGGTTGCACCCAACAGGCCCGACTGAACAATGACCGTGGCGTAGTCAAAACCAAGGGTATCAACCTCGGTGGTTGTGGCCGCGGTTCCGTTCACGCTGATCGGTGACAACATCGCCGCAAATTTGATGTTTTGTGTATCAATCATGTCTCAAATCCTTTCAATATATTACGACGTGGCCAAACAAACAACCGCGCCCGGAATGCGTGCCGATGCCGTCGCGGATGCGTTGCCGACATCGTGAACGGTCACACCGAAACGGTTGACACCGCGGAATGCGGTGGTATCGGATTGGAAACCAACGGACGCATCCGTGGCGATTTGCATTCCGCCACCAACCTGAATGGCCTTGGCCGCAAGGTTGAACGCGCCGTACAACGCGCAAATTTGCGTCCCGGCGGTGATGCGCGGCATGACCTGCGAGAACACAACGGGCGCGCCAAGGAAAATCGGTTGGCGGATTCCGTTTGCGATTTCAATCGACGTGACACCGCCCGCGGCCAACGCAAGGCGCGCCATCACGTTCCAATAAAATTCCTTGTGAACAACCCACACCGGGTTTGCCGAATCGACATAGGAAGGCGCGCGGCCAACCACCGCCTCAAAATCGGCCAACGTCAACGCGGAATAGGATGAACCTGAACCGACAACGTATCCGGCGATATTGGCAACCGTTCCCGAAAGACTTGCAATCTTGGAACGGAACCCGGTGTGGCCACCATAGGTTGAGGTTCCATCACCGTTGAACACCGCCTCATCTTCCTTGTCGGCCATGGCGTACGCGTGTTCACGCGCCACGAAATCCGCAAACGAAATCGCGGAATCGTTCAACAATTCGTTGGACACGGTGGTGAACGCGGTCATCTTATTTGCGACAACCTGCACGTTGTTCAACGTCGGATCGGATGCGGTGATTGATCCCGCCTCACCGGGCCAATACACCGTCACGCCACCCGTGCGCCGCGGCATTTGCACAACGTCAGAACCAACGGTCATCACGTCCAACACCTGACGCGCCGCGCCGCGGACTTCGCGCAAATCGATCAATTGCGGAACAAAGATATCGGGAACCACCGCACCGCCAAGGGTGTTCGTGGTCGTGATTCCCGCCTTGGCAACAATCGCGCGATCTTCCGCGGTGGCAACCTGCGGCATGATTGCAGTCTTCACCCACGCGCCGAACAATTCGGCATCGTCGGCGCACGCGAACGCAGTACGCTTCGGCCCGGCATAATCGCGGCCCGATTTGGCCTCCCGATCATACTTTTTGCGAACGGCATTGCCAATCGCAAACGTCGCGGGCGCGTTGTCCGCGTCATTCATGGTGGCGGTGTGAACAGCCGCCGCGCCGCGGGCGCGTGACTTCATGCGTTCAACCTCACCCGCGATTTCGTCCACGCGTTCATCAACAACGTTGATTTCACGCACGGGACGCGCCTTGTGTGCTTCGATCACATCAACGGTGTTGCCGTTGTGTTTGATCACGATGTTGTTCGTTTTCACGAACGCGGCAACCGCGGCGGCATCATCCGTCGCCCCGGTGTACCCTTCGGCGGCAACCGCCTTCACAATCATGTTCCAATTCAT